AATGCTCTGGAGCATATGTCAAAGTAATAAAACAATTACTAGTATGCATTTGTGCCTCATGCATACAACGAACAGCCCACTGACGTGAGCGTTCAAGGCGACAACCAACACACTGACCACACGGCAATGACAAAGTACGGACTACGTCCGCACCAGGTATCTCCCGCCAAATAATAGATCTGTCTGCGCATTGATAAGCCGTTAGAGGCTTATAACACGCCATATCTTACAGTCTAAAACCGCCACGTTGTGGCATATTTCTCATATTAATAGCTTTAGTCTTGCTTACGCCACGACGAAATTTCTTCGCTGCGCCATGCTTGCTCATAGGCTTTCTATATAAACTCATAACATTGCACTCCGTAGTTAACTATTGTGGTAATGGTGTCACCTAGCACAGTTACATCAAGTAGAGTAACTGTGCTGGATTCAGTTTACACTGAATCCTTAGGTGTTTCTACTGCAGAAACGATGGGTGCAGCCACAGGCTGACCATCAATAAGACCAAGCTGAATCGCTTCATCACGATTCTGCTCGTTTTGCAAAAATTGCAACAACGCATTAGGGTCATGGTCAAACTTAGCTCTAAGTTTAGCCGGAAGACCCATAAACGCCTCATCAGCGGCTCTAATTTGATTCAATGCGGTGTGATAGTCACTAACACCGCTAAAATCGCCGTAAGAGGCTTCTAAAGGCGCTGCAGGCATATTGCCTGTCACGCCAAAACGCTCAACCAAAACATTAATATCGCACTCATCGCGCATATGTTGTTGAGCTAAACTCGGATCTTTACATTCAAGACCAGACTCTTGCGAAGCAAGAGCCATATCGTAATTATAAGGATTACGTATAAAAACTTTAGTCATTATCTGCCTTTAGTAGTTGAAGTAGTAACACCTTTAGGACCATGAGTAACAGTAGTGCGACTAACACCCCTAGCGCCACTAACAGTAGTTACACCTTGCAAAATAGTCCTAATAGCATCTTGCAAAGGATTAAGCCATTTAGCCTTTTCAGGCTCCTCAGTCGCAAAACGCTCCTTAGGCTTATCAATATTAATATTCTGACGAATTTGAGATTCAGTAGCTTTAGATTGAGCAGCTGAAGCACCAAGTTGACTAGTACGAGCAATAAGCTCTTTAATTTGGGCTTCATTCATACCAGGATACAAACGCTTATTTAAAGTATCCTGATCAATATTATCAGTTTCAGCCCTTAACTTCTGAGCAGAAGCACCATTAACTTGAACTTGAGACTTAGCAACTTCAGTCTGCTCTCTTAACAATTGAGACTGAGCAGTCTTAGGAGCAACATCACCAAAATTAGAACTAACAGAAGAAGCCCCAGATGTAGGGCTAACAGTAGGAGAACTAGCCGTCTTAGAATAAGCCAACATAGGCCATAAACCCGCCTTGTTTAAATCTTCAACCATACGCTGATATTGCGTATTAGACATTCTCTCATTAAAAGCCTCGGCTTGTGTCTGCCTATCTTCGGCAGCATTCCGATTCTGAGAAGCGTTCCAGGCTTGAAACGCTGCATCGGCAAGACTAGCAACTGCTTGAAACATAAACTAACGCCCTCCGGTTGTTTGCTGACTACTGGTTTCCCAGTAGTCCAGCCATATTACATTAAAAATGATCAATAAGACCAGGAACACTATACATAGGCATAGGGCGAGCCATCTTACAATCAAAAAACGCATCCATTAAAAACTGCTGACCATTAGCAGCAGAACCAACAGCAGTAGTACGTTCAATAGGAGGAGTCTCCTGAATAAACGTAGCATTTAATGTAGGAAGCGAAGTGAACTTCTGAGCGTAATGCCATGGATCAATCGTACCAGCACTTGTAGACTTAAACAAACCTGTAATTTGAGAAGGTTTGTAACGGTACTCAGCCCAACGCTCTTGATAACCAAAAACATCATCATCAGTTGATGTACCAGTAACATAAATCTCTTTATTAAGAACAGCTTGCTCACCCAAATGAGCAAATACAGGGAAATAAAAATCATAACGTGTCTCACGAGACCACATCTTAGGCAAACCTTGCTGATATGTTAAATCAGCACGAACGTTTACCAAACCAATTATGTATCCATGCTCCTGAGCATGATACGTAAAACCATGTCCACTAGCCAACGCAGTACCCATTGCAGCCAAGTTACCGAGAGGAGTAGCACCACCAGTGATAGAACTAGCAGACGTCTGGGCAATCGGGTTAACGTTGACATAAGTAGAACCTCCACCAATATATTCAGGACGTTGTAAACGGAAATCCTGAGGAGTAACACCAAAATGAGCGCGTAGTAACTCGGTATAACGAGTACCGCCCCTAGCATCACGCTCTAATAACTTCTGAATCTGGAAAGATTGACGAAGTTGATTAATAGTAGCAGCAGTAGCATCACTTAAATCAGCGTACAAAGAATAATTAGCACCTAATGAACCACCAAGCTTTAGATCATCATTAGGATTAGAACTAGTACGATAAATAGTAGCACCAGAAACAGCACCGCCACCAAAATCAGTCTTAATCGGTGCAGACGTACCTAACGGTAAAGTAACAGCATCACCCTTTTGAGGCCAAGGCAAAGCACCAGTAAAATAATCTTTACGCTTGCCACGACGTAACAAAGTGTAATCGGAAACATCATCACCACTGTCACCAGTATTAACAGTAACAGAATCTTGCAAAGTCTCGTCTCTAAACCACTCGTTATAAATTAAATTATAAGCTCGCAACGGCAAAGCATTATGCGTAACCGTATTACTGCCTGTAATCTGACCGGCAGTAGGAAGACCAAAATGGTCAAAAATAGAACCAACAGCATATCCACCGGCACTAGAAGTAATCTGTGGAACAACATAAGAAATAGAATCAGTAGGGTTCGCTTGCTCACCCATAAACTTAACCCAATTAGTCCAAACTAATCGGTTAGGAACAAAGAAAAAGAAAGTATCCAGATGTAAATTATCCATTACTGGAAACAAAGGCGTTGCCAAACGGGCAAACATAGTAGCCTTAACATTGTGCATATCTCCAGGGAGAACTTCATCACAATAGATCGGTACTAAATAACCACCATCAAACGTAGTTTTATGCGCATATTGCGTATCAAAACTAGAACGCGGAATTTCCGCTTTAGGAACCATAGCAAACGAGTGTGAACTCACTGACTTATTACGATGCATAACAATCTCCCGAAGAATTCCGAACCACTAGCAAGCTAGTGATCCGGCTTAAAAAAAATCACTCACCATCTCTAATCATAATATCCTTAGCTCTCGCAATCATCTTAGGCGAAGCTAAAAGATCCATACCACCAGTATTATCATCATATGTACCAAGATAAAACAACTGAAAATCATCTGGGTGCTTATAAAGCTGATTGTCCTCGCTAGCGCGATTGACTTCGTCTTGAAACTGACGAACAGCAACACCCTCAGATGCAACAAAAGCAGGACGACCATACGCACCGGCTGCAGTATCCAAAATAGAAACAATAACCATCTTCATAAAAACTCCTTTAAATCTTACGTTTTAAAAGCGATAACTTAGCCAAAGCGACTTTTTCCTTTACAGCCAAACGCTCTAAAGTGTTATCTTCAAAATGAGAGCGACCATCCATCTCTCTCTTAAATTGTATACCATCAAACTCTTCTGGAAACAATTCTTTAAACTTATTATCATAAAAACGTGGTGGACGGCACTTCTTGCCACGCACCACAACCGAGTCCGTCGTATAAACATCGGACATGAACTTATCAAACCAAGCCTGACCAATACCAGGCTTCAAAGACATCTTATTAAATTCAGGCTTACGCTGAATAATCTCACCAGTATCTAAATCACAATACTGATAATGCGCTTCAGCATCAACCACTTCGTGGTTTTCATTAACGGTTTTACCGTTAATCTTCTTCATAATATATCGCGCAACGTAAGCAGCAGACTCAAAATTAACATCACCAATAGAACTGTAACCAAACGGCCAAAGCTCTTTAAGTATTTCTGACGTATATAAGATAGACCCAGTCTGCGTTCTTTGGAAAAACTTCTTATCTTCAAAATCAAGACCAAAGATACAAGCATGGAAATGAGGACGATCAAAAGATTCACCATATTCACCTGCCATATAAAAACGAATAGTCTTACCAGTATAACGCTTACGAAGTCGCTTCATAAAAAGCTGAAAATCTTCGTAATGCAAAGACATATCCTTAGGACAATGCTCTGGAGCATATGTCAAAGTAATAAAACAATTACTAGTATGCATTTGTGCCTCATGCATACAACGAACCGCCCACTGACGTGAGCGTTCAAGGCGACAACCAACACACTGACCACA